TCAATCATATCCTTTACCATATCTTCAAAGGAAATTTGTGGTTCCCATCCTAAGTGGTTCTTTATTGCAGTGTAATCACCCCTTTGAATGCCTACTTCTGTTGGTCTGTAAAGATTTTTATTTATTCTTATTGCTACATAAGCATCTGGAACATAAATTTCATATTTTTCATTTAAAGGATTTTGATCATCAATCCACTTTCCGTCAATAGATGCTGTTTGGAACGCAGCATGAACAAATTCTTTTATAGTCCTAGTTTTTCCACTTGCTAAAATAAATTCTTTTGGCGATTCTTGTTGGAGCATCATCCAAATCCCTCTAACCATATCTCTTGAGTCAGACCAATCTTTATGAGCGTAAACATTACCTAAATCAAATGAATGGGTGACTTCTCCAGTGCTTTCCAATTCAACTAATATTTTAGCTATATTTTTAGTTATTTTTCTAGTAACAAATTCAATACCTCTTTTTGGCCCTTCATGATTAAATAAAGTACCATGAATTGCAAATAATCCGTAAGATCTTCTATACACATCAACTAAATGTCTAGCTGCTGTTTTAGAGACTCCATATGGGCTTACAGGAATGAATGGATGTTTTTCATCTTGTGGTGAATATAGGGTGTCACCAAATTCTTCGGATGATCCGGCTGAGTAGAATTTACAGCTAGGTGAAAATTTCCTAATTGCCTCCAAACATTTTAAAACACCCAATGTATTTACATTAAATACTTGTTCTGGGGTTCCCCAAGAGGTTCCAACAAAACTATTAGCAGCAAAATTTATAAAATAATCAGGGCGTATATCTTGCACTATATTATCTAAAGAAGTTTGATCAGTTATGTCTCCAGCTACTAAATTAAATTTTTTATTACTTTTGATCTCATTTATATTATCCGTGTTTGGATTTGATCCTCTTTTGTAAACTCCATAAATGAAGCAATCATCCTGAGTATTTAATAAATACTCAGCTAAATTTGATCCATCTTGCCCCAATATACCAGTAATTATAATTTTTTTCATAGTTATGTTTTTCTTTCTGTTATTCTTGAATCAGGAAAAAATTTTTCTTGCAACTCTTTCTTAGCAATAAATCTTTTTCCATTACAATCATCAACTTCTTTGGCCGAGATTAAATCATATCTTGCTTTTTCTACGGCATCAAATGTTTTTTCATTTGCTTCATATAACTTTTTATATTCTTCTGAGTTTATTATAGTATCAAATAAAGTTATTAATTGTAACTCTAAGTGATTTTTACATTGCTGCCAATTATGCAAATTTTTGGCATTTTTATTTTTTTTAACTTCTAAAATTGCTAAATAATCAAATGCATAACATTCATCGACTAAAAGATTGATCATACTAGTATCATATTTTTTTTGTTAGGGAAATCAGTCAACCTATTTACTTTGTCCACTTCTTGAATTATTGATTTATTTGGTAACCCAACTGCTACCGCAAGCCCAAATGTACTGTTAGAAATAACTTTTTCACAACCTGAAATAATTTTTGCAACATCTAATGCAGAATTAGTATCAAAAAATTCTATTTTTGTGTTGAAAGTCCACTCAAACAAATCATGCTCTTTTCTGCTACCTAAGAAAACACCGTCTTCACTAATAATAGATCTATTTGCAGCCAAAAAAGTATAAGCACCTTGATATCTTGGACTTCTAGTCACTGCAATTTTTTTTTCCAAATAAATTGGATCACCACAGTCTAACCAAGGTTGATTAACATCGTAATCTGGTAATGAAAAAGATTCATGATAAGCGTTAAGTAAACAATGCTGTTTTTTTGGATTGTTTTGATTCATGAGTGTAAACCTCATTTTGTTTAAATTAAAATCAATATTTTCACCATTGTAAATTTTCACATCGTGAATATATGATTGATTTTTTAATAAGGGTAATAAAAAATCAAAACCGGAACGATTAAATTTTGTGGATCCCCCCCATATAGATAACTGCTGCTGACAATAAGGATCGTCTTTACCAGCTTCAATATCTAAATAAAGTGTCCCTCCTCCCAAAACTTTAATTACAGATAAAGAATATACTATATCTCCCAAATCCCCAGAGTGTTTGAATGTTTTCATCTATGCTCCCCTAATATATTATCACAGTATCGAGCACCAAAAACTTCAACAAATTTTTGGTACATATTTCCATCAGAACTTTCTGATTTATCATACCAACCACCAAAACCAAGCCAAGTTTTAGTCTTCATTACTAACTGCATACAATCAATATTAAATTTTATGGCAGGTGATCCTGTAAAAATCAAAAACTTCTTGTCTGCTTGTGATTTTTCTCTCCATAAAACATAACCGTTTGTTTGCATCCCTCTCATTATGACAGGGAATATTAAAATTTCTGATGTTGGTTGTTGTTTAATTTCTCTTTTGCTTAATTTATCCAACTCTTCCAGACAAGTATCATAAAGAATATTATCTGGGTTAAAATGCACTATGTACTCACCTTTTGCCACTCGAATACCCATATCTCTAAGTGAATGACCCCAATCATTATATCTTTTTTTAGTAATAGTTATTGTAGAGTTTGGAATGTTTACATCAGGTGTGGGTCTGCTTGTTGGGCCATCATGATAAATCAATACTTCAAAATCTTTAAAGGTTTGATTCTTTAAACATTGCATACCTTGAATAAAAGATTCGTCAGAGATTACTCCATCATAATGAGGAACAATGATAGAAAACTTATACTTATATTCACTCATGATGCTATCTCAATTGGTTTCCTCAATAGTTGCTCATAGATCTTAAGTCTATTTATAGCAACTTTGTTAAGATCAAAATTTTCTTCTGTTAGCTTATGAAGTCTTCTACCCATCTCCTCTCGATGATCTCTTTCTTTAGCTATCTTAGTCAATATACGCACCCATTCAGTTTTAGGTGCATCATGATCTATTAGGTATCCAGTCTCTCCATTTATTATCCATTCATCATAGCACCCAACATTAGAAGCTACCAAAGGAATTTGATATCTTCCACATTCTGCTACCTTAATCTCAGACTTGGAATCGTTAAACTCATTCATTTCTAATGGTGCTAATGCAACATCCATATTAGTAAAAAATGATCCATATCTATCTGTAGGTAATGCATAATGAATTCCAAAATTATTGTCCCTCTTCATATTACCTAGGAACTTAGCTTTGTAATTCTTCCAAACAGATACTTGCCAATCGTCTTTCTTTGTGTCTGGTGGAGGATGCCCATAAAAATCCCATCTGCAATTCTGTGGGCCTACACGCTGATTAACCATTGCAGGGACACCAGCAAATACATGGAGATCCTGCTCATGGTGAATCCCTCCTGCCCAACCAAAACGGCAAATGTTCTTCTTCAACAGAACCCTTTGCATATTCCAGCAAGGAAGATTATAATCTATTGAATTCTTTATAACTGCTAAGTATTTTGTACAGAATGGTTTTATTCTACTAGCAAACTTTTGTTGAGTTACTGAGACTAAATCTGAGTGATGATATATAAACTTAGTTATTTCTCCTAACCCTCGCTCTTGATAAACACCATACAATCTATGTCCTTTGTACAAATCAGTTAATAGATCATCTGTATCGTAGTGTACAAACTTGCCAAACTCTTTAGCCTTACCTACGATTCTAGCTGTATAGTTTCCACCGTAGTTACTAAGGTTACTAACCATTACTATATCAGCCCATTTCATATCCTCAAAAGGCCAATTAGGTATCCATTGTCCTGAACTGGGATCAACTCCCAAGGGGTTAAAGTTCATTCTAACTTCTACCTTATCAGGATATAATTCAGCAAGTTTTTTATATGGAACTATGGCCCTGTAATAAGCACAACCGCCTTCATTAGCAGGGCAAACCAATATTTTTAATTTATCACTCATAAAAAAAATAAGAGCAGGGAGGGTAAATCCCTGCTCTTATAAAAGTCAGTTATTTAAATCAATCATGCATTATTTCTTGATTTTTTTGCTTAACAATAACATCCTGAGATTCCTTAGGTGCCAAAGTGACTGCCTTAGTCAAGTCAATCACAGCCTCACGCAAGTCATCAAAATCAGGCACCTTTCCGTCTTGGTTCGGACCTTCAACTCCGGGGACAATTCTCCTAACAGCCGTTACAGTATGCTTGCGGAAGCGGCTGGATAGGAAGGGTAGAATGACGATCAGCAATTGCATCCACGGTGCTGATCCCGGAATCGTTGACCCAAAAACATTTGCAATTAAACTAATTACATTCGGTGAAAGTACCTCTTGTGTTGCATTAGCATCCAAAGTAACCACCATAGCACCTGCGGCATTTGTTAGATGATCCTTTGTAGTAATAACAGGTTGAGTACCTCGCCGTTCAAACTCGCCCTTTAATGCATCCCCAACATCACCACCTAGAGTTTCTATTGGAATCACTACCGATTGCTGATTTTTCAAGGATTCAGCAGTGACATTACTAGTTTCTGTAATAACAAGGGGTGCTACAGGTTGTTCAGTATGCCCACTTCCAAAAGTGAAGCCAGCACAACTAAACAGCCCAAAAGCAAGCAAGCCAACAATAACAAAGTTTTTCATTAATCAACTCCTTAGTTTAGAAATATAATCTCCACCTTCTTCTTCAGATTCTTCGTTGGGAGCATCTTTTTCAGAGGGGGTCAACTTACCTCCAATGGCAAGTGTTTCAGCAATTCTCTTAACCTCATCATACTCTTCCAACTTGACTAGACCATGGATATCGTGGAGTGTATCCATAACCTTTGCGATTTCAGCCTTTGTTCCCAAAGGTGAAGACTTTGGACGGGGCTGGGACTGATCATAGCGGGGCCATTGACCCTCCATATGCTTAACAATCTTGAAATCATGACCCTTCTCAATGTCAGTGATATCGCCAAAGTCTGAATCAATCATGGCCCCAACAATCTTCTGGAAGAGAATCATCCCGATGGAAAGAATCTTAACATCGTTAGTCTCTCGATCCAGAATATTCATGTAATATCTTGAACGAGGCTTGATTAGCCGTGCCAGAGCTTCATCTTCCTTCTTCGCAGTCTTCCAAAGACTGTAATAAAGATCACACAACGGGCAAGATTCGTTATGGATCTTGCGACAATGGACATTCTTTACTTGCCCATTTTCCATCGGAATTCTATGGATCTTAGTCTCAGCATAGAATTCTTTTTCTTCTGTCTTAGATGGTAGGATACGGATGGTATTGGATCCATCCTTTACCTGATAAAACTTCTTGATGAAGTCATCTCCTCCTCCACCCTTGTTCTTGCCCATAAGTTCTTCGTGCTTCTTACGAAGCGCATTAAGATCAATACCCATATTCAGTTCTCCTGTTATTTGTAAAGTTTAGTTTCTTCACGCTTGTTTGCGGACACCTGTTGCAGCATATCTTTCTTCTGCTCAAGTGCCCTAACCAAACCCTTCAATAGCTCGTAACGGAACGATAGCTCATTGATTAAGTTTAGGTGTTCTTTGTTGGTTTCGTCAGCCAGTACAGCATCATCAAGATCTTTGGCAGTTAATTTAGAGGTATTCTCAATACGAACATTCTTACGGAGCGTTGCCATGTACTGACCATGGTCAGTTTCGGCATCAGATAGCTTTTTCTTAGCTAGTGCCATTAGCGCATGGTAGTACGAGTATGTGGACGCTTGTTTCGATAGTTCAGAGTCTACACTAACATCGTCAAACTTCAACACATTATCAGAAATAATGTGGTAGTTTTCCCAAGTAAAGTTATCTAGTGATTTTTCTAAAGTTTGGCTCATTGTAGTGCTTTGTATAGTACGGTCATGAATTTATAAGAGTAGTCAAGTAGATTTATTTTTATTTAAATTAGGATTTTTCAATAAAAAGTTAGCTTCTGTAAGAATATCTAGGTTTCCTAGTTGATCAACACTTAAATAATCTCCAGCCTCTCCAATTTTTTGTAAAATATTTGGATTAAACTGTCCAGAATCAAGCACCCCAAACTTAAAAGGTATTTTATAATAAAAAACACCATCTATGACATTTGTAATTGTATAATTATTATAGTTTTCAAATCCCCAAATACCAGATCTTTGTACTGAAAATCTACTTCTTTTTGTTTGTCTTCTAACGAAAATTTCTCT